TATGTTACTATATCCATTCGCCGTAGTAGTCGCGTCTTTAGTGGGGCTTGATCAGGCACAAAAAACTTTAGGGGATATGGCACCAACATATTTTGTTGCCGTAGCAGGTATTGTTGCAGCATTCTTTGGTGCACAAGCCTTTAACAAGAAATAGGTTATAACATATGAAAGATAATCCTACACCACCAGAAAAAGACGGATTAGAAAAACTAATCGAACTTATGGGCGAGAATAATCGCTCTACATCCGAGATCGAGCGTGATGGTAGAAATACTAGACGTCATTTATTAGAGATGAAAAAAATCCAACAAGCATCGTTGGAGATGAGTGATAGGGTTAATACTGGTTTTGATAATTTCTTTGAAACCATGAATGCTAATAAATTGGGTGATAAAGAAAAAGCCAATGAACGTGCAAGTATCTTTGAAGAAATACGTGATGAATTAAAAGAAATGCGATCGTCCGGTATACCACAAAATGGTGGTAAAGGCGGCGGCGGTGACGGTTTATTAGGTGGTGCTGGAAAATTATTCGGTGGTATTGGATCCGCAGGTATTGGTGTAGGTGCTGCAGCAGCAGGTATAGCAGCAGTATTCGCTTCAAGTGCTTTCTTAATTGATAAATTAGAAGACATGGATGCTAAAAAGATTGTAGCCAATGTTGTTGAATTAGTATCACTTAATGATGCTTTAGGTGGTAAGGGAGAGGCATTAAAAGAAGGCGGTACTCTTGCTCTTGTCTTGGGTGGTATCGGATTAGGTTTACTTGCATTTAGTGCAGGAGCGGGTGGTGCTGCATTAGTTCAAGGTGCAATTGAAAAGTTTGAAGGCGAAGGATGGGTAGATAAAATTAAAGGTAATATTGTAGACCTTTTATCTATTGCAGATTTGCCTGGTTTAACAGTCAAAAATGTTGCAGGTGTAGGAACTACTCTTGCGGCCTTAGGAATTGGTCTACTCGCATTCAGTGCAGGTTCTGCCACGGGTGTTGCCGTAACTGGTGCAGATGAAGCAGTTAAATCATTCTCGGGTAATGATGGGTTTGCAAAATCTATCAAAGAGAATGTAGAGACACTACTGTCTATAGACACAAGTGGTGGTAGTAGTTTAAAAATTGCAGGAACCATGGCAGCATTGAGTGCAGGTCTAATTGCATTTAGTATTGGTTCTGCCACTGCCACTGCAGTTGATGGTGCTTCAGCAGCTATTGAGAAATTCTCAGGCAAGGGTACTTGGGCTGAGAATATTGTAGATAACGTAAAAACCTTACTTGCTATTTCGGATTTACCATTTAGGGATGCTGTTGCAGTTAGTGCAGCACTGGGAACATTAGGGGGTGGTCTATTGGCGTTTGCCGTAGGTGGAGCAGCTAATGTCGCGGTTGGGGGTGTTGATGAAGGGGTTAAATACTTTACTACAACCGGTTGGGCTGAACAAGTAGTTAAAAATGTAAATACTCTTACTAAAATCGGAGAAGATTCTGAAAATTTAGAAAAAGCTGCCAATGCTGCAGGAACACTTGGAACATTAGGTGTAGGTCTTGCCGCGTTTGGTACAGGTTCTTGGATTGCATCACTCGGAACGGCATCACAAGCATTGGTTAATTTCTTCGTTGGTGGTAAATCTCCAGTAGAACAAGCATTACTGATCGGCGAGAAGTCAAAAGAAATAGATAAAGGTACTGAAGCATTTAGAAAGTTTGGTGAGGTACTAAACCAATTTGAAACAATGGCCAAGGTCAACTTTGATGCAGATAAATTCGCAGAAGATTTAACCCAAGCGGCTAGAACATTAGAATTAGTTATTAAAGGTGGGACATCAGATAGTTGGATGCCATTTGATGAAGTAACTTATGCAGGCCTTGCTAATATAACAGATGATGTGGACGCTGCAGTCGCCAGTATAACAAGACTACAAGGTGCATTTAATATGTCTGCTGGTGGTGTGGATGTATCTGCTGATAGGCAATCTATGGGTGTAGAATTGATGAATGTATCCGCAGAGAATGTAGAATTAAGAATGGCTAATAATCAACCACAGGGTGGTAATGTAACAGCAGTTAAATCAGATAATTCTACTAATAGGGGTGGTGATTCATATTCAATGGCTCCACCTAAACCAAATAAGACCAAAGAAGCCCTGCCGTCCAGATAAAAAAAGGGAGACCGAAGTCTCCCATTCAAAGATTACTACTCTTTTATTATTATACTAGCTTTCCTTAGCGAGTTTAGCGAAGTATGACAGTGTATCATCTTCATCACTATCCGCAGCGGGTTCTTCCATAACTGGAGCAGCAACCGATGGGGCAGCTGCAGCAGCCATTGGAGTTTCCTCCACTACGTTCATTGCTGGCATGTCCATAGATGGCGTACCTGCATCGATACCTAGTACTTTATTCATCTTAGATTTAAGTTCATCATAAGACTTGTAGTTTTCTGGCTTGAGAAAATCTTGTAAGGAGTATAGTTTTCCATATACATCTTCCAGTCTATCTTCTTCACCATTAAACAGTGCAGTTTGTGCGGAAAACTCTGACTTATCATAGTTTACCCAACCTTCAACTTTTCTGATTTTAATCTTAAAGTCAGCACCTTCCCAGAAATCATAAGGGTTGATAGGATCTTCGTCTTCGAATGCAGGTTGCATTGATTCCATAATCTTATCAAAGATTTTCTTACCAAATTTGTATAAGAATACCTTTCCTTCGTTTTCTGGATTACTTGGATCAGAAACAACGAGCACATTACTTACATAATGTAAACGTCTTTTCCTTTCTCTAGCAATATTCTTGTCTTCTTCACGACCAGAGTTCCATAGAACAGAGTTCATCTCTGATACTGGATCATCTTGTCCAATAGAAGTTAAAGAGTTTTCGATATACCATAGACCAGTAGGGCCTTTAAACCCGTGGTCCCAATATCTTACCCATGGAAGGTCTTCGCCTTCTTGCGCGGGTAGAAATCGGACTACAGCATAACCGTTTCCTGCTTTATCTCTAGTAGGTTTCCAGAATCTGTCATCACCGTAAGATGATTTAGTTTCTGTTTTAGAAGACACTGCTTCCGCAGCTTTTACGAGTTTGTCGATTGACGAGCCTCGTGAGCTCTTAAGGTTTGCAAATGACATTATATTTCTCCGTATTGCGTTGTATTACGACTCTAGTGTAGTCGTTTCTGTTATATTTCACCTTATTCATAATTATATGTATATTATACATCAAATAAACACATTTGTCAACAACTTCATGCATTTATCTCTGTTATAATATACGAATGGGTTGTACTTCTCAATTAACCGTTTTATATCAGGCCACATAATGGTATCTGATATATTATCGGATTCTCGTTCAATAAACCCAAATATGGAATTCAGAATCACAACAGTCTCTAAACTAATTTCCTCTTGCATCCACAATTTAACAACCAGGGGAACTTGTCCGTTTTCGCTTTTAAATAACAAATCAAACTGTTTTTCCTGCTCGTTTAATATATTTATATCAACCGAGAACACTCGATGAATGCTTTCTTTAATTTTTTTAAATTTAGCATAGTTCTCTTCCGCATCTTTATCCATCATATCACCGATATACTTCTCAGTATTGATAAATTGCGAGATATAAAAATCTTTTAGTTCACCGTTGTACTTCTTCGCCAATTTAGCAAAGAAGTACTTATCCTTTCTCTTAAAGAAAGATTGCGGTGTTACATTTGATTTAAAATTATATTTTACAGCATCATAGTTGGTCTCAAAGTGCAACTTTAATGCATTATATAGTTTATAAGAATCAAATGGATCCATCATTAGGCCATTACACCTTCATATAGTGCTTCAACATCTTCAACTTCCCCTACTACTTCAAGTAGATTCTGTTTATGATAAATTTCGGCCATTTTACGCAGATGTTTCTTATCAATATCAACATCTTCAACACACGAATTAATCGCTTCTTTAATAAAATCACGCTGCGATTCCATCATTGTTTTAGCATTGCTGATCTCAATAATACAATCTTTAATTCGCTTTTTATCCTCATCGGATGTTGGTATAATCACATTACTCATTATTTTCTCCTATATTGGTAATTTATTAGTTTGCTTAGTTCTAAGTAAATTTAAATCTACGGCTTCTGCCTCGATTTTCTGTTTAAGGGAGTCAGATAAAAGTCTGTTTAAACTTTTAAAATCCATCCCTCGTTCTTCTATGATGTGAGCAGCTGCCTCAATATAAGACAACCCCTTACTATCAGATACCATATTCTCTACGGCGGTAGAGAACCTTTTTCTTGTCATAATTTTTGGTTCAATCATGTTTTCCTTATATTACCCTAAGTAGTATACAGTCTTTGTTAACACGACCGTTTGGACTACCTATCTTGGTTGTTAATTTATCCCAAATTCTCTTATCGATTTGTTTGGGGGTGAATTTCAACACATCTGGTAATATATCAAGTGGTTTTCTTAACCTAGAGGTCTTGGATAATTTCTCATCAAAGTTCTTAATAGAAGTACCACTAACCTCAAAGCCACTCGTCGCAGTAGTAACATACTGTGACAATACTCTCTGTTTAGTATTATATACCCATAACATTTCTTTACCTGGTATAAGTACAGGATTAATAGATGTTACCTTAGATTCGATGTCCT